GCTTAGAGGTGTGATGAAGTCAGTATTCAAATAAAACTCCATAAAATACTTGATATAAGTGTCTATACTATCGATCTTGGGAGCCAAATTATGCTTATCAATGTACGTCCCTAGGAATAATACATTATAGTTTTTAATAAACTCTGCATATATCTCTTTCGGATCAACCCACCCTGTCTTGGCGCTCAGCTTATGAAGGAAGTGTCCTTCCCCGATGTTAACGCCCGGGCGGGTGGCGGCTCGTCGCATGTACCTACGAAGACCCTCGAATGCATCTACTACAAAATTCAAAGCTTTTATATCTTTAGTTTGCCTTATGGATTTAAGCTTGGAAGAACGTACAAGTATGGAATTAAAGTCTGCATCGACGCGACCATAGTAATATCTTTTATCCCAAGTGTTCAGATATTCGGGATTAGTAGAATTATAAAAGGTGTCATATACACGACGCAACTTGTAAAGTTGTTGTGGAGACAATTCATTCGTGGCCCAGGCACTACCCATTGCTTTTCTTCCTTTTATCTCCGGAAGACAACCAAATACAACTAAGGTCTGTCGAAAAGCCGCCCTCATCAATGACATGCTTTACTGTGGTAACCTGATAATAACCACCTAATCCAAAACGCCGAAAAATAGAACCTGGATCGCTGGGGCTCTTGAGATTACTCATGTAAGTAGGGTTAATATAAATTTTCTGAGCCGGTTGGAAAAGTGTAGTACCAAATAAGCTCACGTCTGCATTATAGAAGCGATAATATTGGTTCAACGCCTTGCTGTGATTGGCAAATTGCTTTTCTTCATAGTAAGGGATCTTTCGTTTAGCAAACTTAAGCTGGTGAACAATCCCTGAATCTTGACCTACAAGCAAGTGATACAAACCATTATTAAAATCTTCCGTATAGTTCCCTCGTCGTTCGTTCCCCGAAGGAGTAGATGGAAAAAAGATCACATAGTCCACAGACCCCTGCACCCCTAAATCTCTATCAACATTAATATTAGAATCCCACAACACACTTTGTATGTCTTTAACATCAATGCTCTGTACGGTACTCTCAGGACCCAAAGAATAAGCTCCAGCTTCATCGATCGGGATGTCAGTGGGCTGCAGCGGGGCCTTGCCGCGGATTCGTGGCAATGACATAATTTTTGTACCCAATTGAGTTTTATACTGCCGCCCTTTTATTTCACGGTTATTCAAGGAAAGAAAATTCAGTGATTTGGTGACTACCTGTTCAAAAAAATTGCTTATAAACGATAGTAAAGAATAATTAGCGCGTTGGCGCCCTACTATCTCAGCTGCCATCCAGTCGTTGAAGTAAGATATGGCTATAGGAACATTCTGAAGGGGGATCTGAATCGGGTCGGGGGATACCAGCGGGTCGTCGTAAGTAAACGGCACCATCATAAACTCTGTATTATCAGCTAGCGGGTTGTCTTTTCTGACGGTTTCTATCAGGGACTCAAATAGATCCCCCAAGTAAAAAAAATAAATTCGGTAATGACCAGGCTTAGCTTTGGGGGCTGCTCGAAATAATAAGTCGTTGAACGCCGCTAGATCGGCACTGCCGTCGGCCTCCATTGATTGGGCCCACGCGTCCAACACCTCCCCTTTCATCCCTGGAGTAGCATTCCCCGAAGTAAATTTGGTAATCCGCCCCAAAATATCAAAATTGTCGTTGGGTATATCCACTGCCTTCAAACCATCTAGGGCTACGATATTCTCGATGATGGAACGCATTCTCTCTTTACGGCTACTTAATAATAAGTTTTTTTGTTTAGAGTTAAGTTCCTGAGCTTTCTTTTTAAACTCCTCTCGCTGGGCAGTCGATGTATTTCGGTCCTTAATTTTACCCCGGATGTTTTTTAGATGGTGTTGTATGCGACGACGGTCTCTTTTATACTGTAACGACGTGAGTACATCCATACTAGGTGCGTCGAGCATTTGTTCAGTTCTTCCACGATACGAGATGTCCAACGTCACGGAGCCGTCTTCGTTAAAACTTAATTGATGGTCCGTCTTGAAGAGATACAAATGCATCACGTTATCGCGTACTGCTGTCAATAGCTCCGGTGAGAAGAGGCCGTCTTTGTCATCTGGTACGGACCACCCTACTACCAGTTTTATTTGATGATGTTCTGGATTGAGTTCTTCGTTTCCATCAGCGTCCAAGCGATACCGTGAGTTTCTCCAGATCAGATCCAAGAAGTGAGGGTCCTTAAGAGCCGGATTGCCCGGGCTATCACCGGTTTCCATGGCCTCTTCAGCTTGGCGTATCATTTCAGGAGTAAACAATGCACCAAGGTCTTGGAAAAACACGCTCATGTCTACTTTAAAAAGTCGCTGAGCGATCTTGAGTATAGTGCCCGTCTGCTCAATAGAAACTTTCTTGATGCCCACGCTTGAAGGTCGGCCAGCCTCTTGAAAGAGAATACGATCTAAATCTTTTTCTAGTATATGGTTCTGGAAGACTAGCTCTTGTTCTATCCTTTTAGCAGGGTCATCCTCCGCGTCAGGACTTAAAACTTTAAACACCCGGATCTTGGGTACCAACAAAGCTTGCTGTGCAGGAGTGATACGGAAAAAAGGCTCCACAGTATTTTTCCCTAGTAGGGAAGCAATGATATCATCTGTATCCCCGCGTACTGTAATGAAATTTTTATACCCTTTAAATTTATCAGAGGCTCGCTCACGATTACGCATAGATAAGATATCTAAATTGTTGATTAAATATTTCTGTTCTTTTTGTGCGCAACTATCAACGTGAGGAGGCTCCTCTACGATTATATCGTCAGCTGTAACTTGGCCTGCGCCGGCGATGGCATCCTTTTTTAATTTAGTCCGAGCTTCCTCTGATAAGGGAAACTTTTTCATGTATGGTCTGAGTACTGCTCTCTTGAAAAACTCTCCGGGCTTCTTTTTTCCAAAAACCTTTTTAAGAGAGTTAACTGATAATGTGCTTCCCTTTGGGGTTACGACTGGCTGGCCGTCCGCAAAGTCCCACATATCATTAATGACGAGGGCGTAATACTTTTCTAGTGGTATCATCCACTCCGTATCTGTATGCGGTTCCGAGTGGCCATCTTTGTCTATATGAGTCCCCATCTGAAGGCCAGTCATTTCCTCTAGAAACTTTAATACAGAACGGTCGGTAACTTGGTCCTTTTTTGTGGGCGTGCCCGGCGGCAAGTCTTTCTCTTTTATAACTCCTGCGCTGTCCCCTATAGGGGTGCCCTCCGCCGCTGGCCGGGGGTCTTCGTCTTCGCTGTTGAATGCTTGCAGTCTTCTTTCTCGTGCAACTTCCTCGATGGCGCTTTGACGTTTTAAGTAAAAGCGGATGTTGCGAGCAATTTCAAAAGCGGTGTTATAGCCTAATTCTAGTAAACCAATGTCGTTAAGGCCCATAGTTTATACCCCGTAATAAGATAGGACTTTTTCCAAAGGGAAGGGGATTCGTACCATATCCCCATACTGGAGGTGTCCCTCAGTAGGCTTCTTGTTAAACCATGCTATAACCCACCAAAGGTTTGAGTCACCGTAGTGTTGATGGGCTAATTTGAAATACCTATCACCCATTTTCCAAATATGTTTGACGGTTGTGAGAGAGGCCATTTGTATCACAGAAGGATATTTCATATCCGGGCTGTCGAATTGTCGAAATTCCCTGAGGCCTCGGTCTTTTAAGAATTCCCGATAGGATTCGTTTTTGTTGACAAAAGTTCGACGAGTTGCATATCTATAAGCCATTACGGTTTGTTACCCTCTCCATCTACATCGGTGCCTTGGCTGCTGATCCAGTCCACACCTTCGGAAATGCTTGAGCCCCAAGATGATAAGATACCTTCCGATTCAGCAGCGGCGACCTCGTCGCCGGGGCCCAAACTAGATCTGCGTGCAGATGGTGGAGGGGGAGGAGGTTTGTCTATAGCATATGGGAAGGCATCGCCGGGGCCGTCATTATACGGTTGAGGGTTACCTTGAGATTTGTCGGTACCTTCAGGAAGTTCTGACCATTCGTCACTAAATCCAAGAGGGTGCGTATGCAGCACAGCAAAACTCAAGTATATGTCAAAGGATTTAGGATAAATTGATGGAGTACCAAAAGGTGTCTCGTCTCCAAAATTTGAGGCGAAGCCCCCCAAAACATCCCCCAATGGAATGTCCGCAATCGTCCCGTCATCCCCATCAAAGACGCCTTCCTTCATATCAGGTGAGAAGTCAATACTCTGGATGGTGCCCACAAGTCCTTTGTTTGGATTAACCGAGTCGCGGGCCCAGTTCATGAATTTGATTCTCCATAAAGGGGCAGCTTTCAGTACTCGATTACCAGTTCCAGCAGCGTTAGTATAGGTAGGATAACACATCCTTATCAATTGTGATAGCCTTTGTAGATTCTTGTATGAATCATATGCGCTAGCGGCAGGTACCGAGAAGGAGATGGTCATGTTGCGGCTCGTTCCTTGAAAATTCATGATAGGGTCCATCCTCCCGTAAACCCTTTGGGAAGACCAATCCACCGCGTAACTATCCCTGAAATCTTTGATAAAAGCTTTAAACCCTACCATCTTGCCGCTGGGAATATGTGTTATCAATACAACTTTGCCGCCAGAGGCCATTGCATCAGTAGGGTCGTCACCCCCTTTGCTGCTATGGGGCATACCCTCTCTTGTCAAGAAACGACTCATAACACCGGTGCCTGATCATGTGCTTGGATAGGAATTTCTCCAGACAGGACTTTTACTAATGCTCTTGTCACGAGCCCAGTCATTACAGTACCGTATTGGGCGTCTCTTATTACCAATTGAATCGTGCCACGGCCGGCGTCATCCAGGCCGGCTGGGAGTGGTTGTGTTATCTTGGAGCGGCGTCCGCCTCCCGTTTTTTTCTCGAAGTGTGCGGCGACGTTCGTGCTCCTTCTCGTTACAACGCCGTCATTTATTTCTGGCTCCATGGCGGACATGGCTGCTTGGAGAGCTTGTGTGATTTGTTGTACTGAAGCCCTGGTATACTTGTGTGCTATGGCTGCCGGGGCCCCGCCGAGTTTGGCATTTATTATATCAATAGCTTCGACTCCTGTGTCTCGGGACATTGTAGCAAAGTCAGTTGCAGCTGGGCGGACGGCGCTTACTAAATCATTGCCCGCTTGATTAAATTGTTGGGCACCTCGTTTAACGATATCTCCTATCCCAGCATATTGATCAGCAAATTGTCCTTGTCCATATCCCAAAACCCTCTCCATATTAATGCCGTCTCCAAGAGCCGCCTCAACGTTTTCAGTCAAATCCGACTCAAATAAACGCCTAATGGCGCCGCGGCTCATCCCTAACTGTTGAGCAAAGGCCTGGATTAGGTAAGGGTCATCTAGATCCTGACCGGAAGCCATAGCTGCATTTTGTATTTGACGATAAAACCCCACGATATCACCCTCGTTAACCGCCTTGATTAGGGCAATCTCATCGATGACTTCCCCTCCTCCCAGAATAGCATTAATGTCACCAGCAAGAGTAGCCGCTTTGTCAAATTCACCAAACTTTTGTGCGGTGTTAACAAGCTCGTCCATCCCGATATCAGTATTTTTTACAGCAACTAGTAAGTCACGGAATGCACCCTGGCCTTGTTCGCCAAAATGAGCTAAATTTTTACCATGTGTTTGTAAATCAGTCATGGCTTGAGAAAAAGGATAATTAATTTCATGGGTGGTTAAATGAATAGCCTCCATAAAATCGAGGGCGCCGGCGGTGCCCAACCCAAAACTCCTACTAGCCTCGTTAATAGCGTGTGCGGAGGCTTCAGTGGACGCGCCCAGCACCTTCATACCCACTCCTGCTCGTAAAATCTGCTCTTGCATATCCTTCGTTTCCCGTGTAAAACTACGGTTGACGGTACCCATTGTTGTAAATAATTCAGTAGTATCTTCTAATGTGAACCCGTATCTTTCCATTACATGGCCAGTCTCGGTAAACAATTCTTTCAAGTAACGCTGCGCGGGGGCAGCCCCTAGGCGATGCATGCGTTCTTCATACTCATGAGTCAGCCCCAAATTGCGACGCATAAGGGCGGCGGCGTTGTCGGCTAAGACAGGCCACTTAAGAGCAACACCCATCTGGTTAAGAACAGCACTCGTAACATCGAAGCCTAATACTTTTTGCATTGTAGGCAACAAGGTTGTAAGCGATGATGTGAGTGTCTTGAGCGCGGCGGCGGAGCCCTTGCCTCCCTTCAAGACAGTTTTAAAAACACCTCCAAGACCTCCCAGAACTTTCGCAACTTCCTTACCGCCCTCCAGGGCCAGTTTGGCTGCGACGCCAGTCCCTACAATTTGGGCTATTAGGGGAGGTCCCCGGTCCTTGTGTGTTACCTTCTCTATCGTCTCTGTAAATTTGAGGAGTTTTTCAAAGTATTTAATATGTTCATTGTCAGGATCCACGTCCATCGGAGGAATTGTGTTCAGTTTTCCCAAAGCTTTAGTGGCTGCGTCGGCTGACTGTGTTAATTTATCAACATCTATCTTAAGTGTATTAAACTTTTCTATTTGCGTATCAATAGCGGCGCTGCCACCAGAAAGGTCGCCTATCTTGGTAATGAGACCATCTACGGCCTCCTTGATTTTCATGACCTGAGCATGTGTACTGGTAAATTTGTTGTCTAAAATGCTATTTAGTTTTTCAAGTGTAACATCTAGCTTCTTAGTTAACTCTTCAATATTTTTGGGACTGGATTCATCCGGAGCGTTAGCCAGTACTGGCAGAATAACCCCAACAGCAATTACTAAAGCAATATTTAATAATACATAAATCAACACTGTGTCGTCTCCGTTATGGCGCCGCTAGTATAATTAGTTTTAAGTAAATAAATTACTTTTCTTTAAGAGGTTTCATAAGCTGCAGCTTCATCTTCATAAGTGCTGCTTAGCTTTTTTAAGAACCACACGCGGGTATGAATCGGGAGGTTATAGGCTTCTGTGAAGCTCCACCCCCCGTAATGCATTAAAGAAAAAATGTGCTCGAAGACTGTTTCAATATACTTATCGCTGAGGCCAAAAAAATTCCGCGCTGAGCGGGACCTCCAGTGGAGAAATCTTTCCACAGCCCTCACAATCGTATTCGTGGTTAAGAGCAGCAGCAGGAGTCAGTTGCTCATATATTTCGCGCAGCAAACGAGTATCGCGTGCGGGAGCGTTATCCAAAAAAGAGTCAATATAGGCGGTATCTTCCTCACCGTTCACAGAAAGGATAAAAGATGTCATGTACTCTTTTACAAAAGAATAATTTAAATTTTTCTTCTCTTTTTGTTCTATGCGACGGGTGCGGGCGGCTTCCTCACCACTGTTAAGAAGCTTAACCTCTACATCGGCATGAGTGTGGGGAAGGTTCTTGATAATAAAAGTTCCTTCTGGAGTCAACTCCACATCTTTGTCCTCGTATTCTGCATGTTGCAGAGTGAGGTTCTCGGCCAAGTTAAATTCATGTGAATGTGTTTCACGACATCGAGGACACTTTACCTCAGTCACATAGCTGGAACCGAATCCGGCAATCCGAGTTGCATATACCAAGGCGTTTTTATCTCCTAGTAAGAGCGTATCGATTTCAATAGAACTGTCTAGTATTACACTCTTTAGCAGACGATCTAAAACGTCCCCCCTCCTCAGATAAGCTTTGTTAACCAAAATATCTTCTTCTTTGGCAGTCATAAACTTAATTTCTACACTATCTTTGTTATGTAGTGGATGACCGGAAGGATAAAACTTTCCCTCTGATGGGATGTCCACCACTTCGGTCGGAGCCGTAAAAGAAAAAATACTGGATTGTGATATAGGGACTGCTTGGGGGGTGGAAGCCTGGCGCTGCACCCGATTCTTATTGTTTCGAGCCATGTTCTCCTCGTAAATTTGAGATATTTATATTATACAGGGAAAGAATGCCTTTTGTAAAATTTATTTTCTTTTATCGCCCAGCTTCACGAGCGACGCCATCGGCGCCTATAGATTTCTCGGTGGCCCAGTCGTAGCGGAACTTAATAGTGAGTTCAACTATGCTATCTTCGGAATAGCTTAACTTGCCAAAATCCACGTCAGTGATAAAAGGGTTATGAAGAGTCCATTCTTCTCGAATAGCTCCGGAAGCATCAATTTGCTGTATGACAACCTGTCCTAGGGCATCCTGGGACGCCTTCTTCTTGGAGATAGTAGTTAACTCTTCTGTAGGTAGTGCTGTCGTCAAGTCCGGAATACGATAGCCCATTTGAGACAACATGTTATACAAATGATAAGCAGCATCGGGCTCTAAAGCATCTGCTATGTTAACCGTCACCTCTTTCCATTCTACGCGGCCCGGATAATAGAAAGTGTGGTTAAGGAATACATGATCCGTGTTCTGAATGGTGAACCCGGGTTTGTTGACCCCCTTGCACAGATAAGCCGGTAGGCCCTCGGACGCGTTCCCAAAGGAAAAGAGCCACCTAAAGGACCTCTTGGGCTCCATCGTCCTATCACTCCAAATTACTTGTCCCATATTATATTTTCTCCGTAATCACTATTAATTAGTTCTAATCTTCAAAAGAAGCCCCGCTATCTGTAATAACAAAGTCAAGAGCAATAAATTCAATAGCCTTAGCTGGCTTTAAGAAAATCTTGGCATACATTATATTTCTGTCAATCAAATCTGGAGTTGTAGTAGTATTATCTAACACAACCTTGTAGTCCATTAACCCAAGTCGACTGCGTACGCTGGCTAAGAAAGGATTAACCTGTGCTAGGAACCGATTCCACGTAGCCTGTACATTCTGGTCGAACAACAACGTCGCAGAAATCCTTGAAATTTCTCTCTTTAGGAAAATCAAGAGTCGTCGGACATTAATTCGATCCAACGCGGAAGGGGTTACCTGGAGCGTCTTCTGTCCGAAGACTACCAGACCCTCCGATGGGAAGGATGCGATGGGGTTAATGCTAGCGTCATAAAGTTTGTCCCGGTCTTTAGAAGTAAGCCTCTGGACGACGTTCGTCACCGAAACACCCGCTGAGCCTTCGGTGAGGCCGCCGCGATTGAACCCGGCTGGGGCAAACCACAACTCACTCTTGGAAGCACTGCTTCCCAAAGTACCCAAGGCCACCACAGAAGGTGGCACCCACAACATACTTCCATTACCTTGGTCTCTAATCTGAACCCAAGGATAGTACGCACAACCATAACTGGAGTCGAGGCCCCGGTCTTTAAGGTTGTTGATGGTTTGAGTCACCGACCCCAACCGATCTGCTATATCATCATCGTTTTCTGAACTAGGAATATAGTTGCCATCTAAATCGATGACGCCTAGGGAGTCTGCCCTATCCTCACACACATTGATGATGTGAGTCGTGAGGTTATCTAGAGTAAGTCCAGGTACGCTCAACATATTCATCTCGACAACTTCAGGATCGGCCACTGAATCAATGGCTCGCTTAATACTGCCGTAAACTGCATTGTTAACTTCAGTGGACGTAGAATCCATCAGGGTATTGCGGAAGGGATCCTTCTCTGCGATCGCAGTACCGTCCCACCCTCCAAAGAGAGGCATTGTGAACCTATCACAACTCTGGTCAAGCACTTCAGTATAAGTCCCAGACACCGCAGTCATCGAATGAGCGATAGCGCGGGATCCAGACATGTAGTATGACTGATTTGTAATCGGGTCATGGACCACATTGTCCAAGGAGAAGGCGTCATATTCTGTAAAGGTTCCAGCGTCAAAAGAATCAACGGCTGCGCACTTTGCATGAACCAAATCCGAGTAACTCTTGGCGTGGTATTTAGCCGAGGCCACATACGAAGTATCAACTCCCCAATATGCATTCTTGGCGTCTGTTAACCGACCGTCCGAAGCCGAATGTCGTAACGTCATCGCAGGCATCTTGGTCATGAAGCGTACAGTTTGCTGTGGCCCGCCGGCGCCGTCCGAGTTAAAGCACTCACCTCTTACATAGAAGAGGCCATCGTTAGTAATGCCTGACTTTAACGTCTCTGCTGGGCCGCCGCCGCCGGTCGTGGTGATATTTTCATCCGTCGGCGTCATAGCCACCGATGAACTTACGGTAGTCAACCCACCAGTTATATTAATGGTAGTCTGTACCTGCTCACCGGCCTTTGAGTTAATAGCGTACAACCACGGAGCCACAGCGCTGGCGACACTCCCAGAAGCGCCCCCTGTGAAAGCTGTAGGAGTGATATCCCCATTAGTAGCCAAGTCGCCTGTAATATTATTATTACCATCGGGCCCGGGGTCATTCATATATACCGTAAAGGAGGTACCCGCTTTGGTGTCCCAAGCGCCTCCGGTTCCTCCATCATTCCCGGGTTGGATTGACATCTTCAAATTACCAGCCGCGATATTCAAGGAGAGGCATCGCCAAACAGCAAACGCAAAATCATTATCTGTCTTGGCACTCATTCCGATTAATGCAACGGTAGAATTCGCCGGCGTGGTGCCGACGGCCGTCGTCAGAGTAACTGCGTTATCAAGAAAATCTGTGAAGATCAGCTCCTCGCCGTCGGCGATGCCCGCACCGGTGAAAGTGATAGTTGCGCTAGCTGCCTCTCCAAAAACGCGTCGGGGATCATTGTCGGCGGAATATATAGCTGCCGAACCTGATGTGAGAATTGAATCTTTGAATTTGGGAGGGCCCCAGAAACCAAAGGGAATTAAACTAGCATCAGGCGAACCACCTTCATCAATATCGGGGTGGACTTCTACTCTCATAAATTTGGAGTAGTTGTCGTATTTGCCATACTCTTGGTATAGTCTCTCTGTTTCATTCCAGGTCACATATTTGTCGCCTATACGCCGACCAATATAATCGGTGGAGTTAGGATTTAAATTAAGATTGTCGAATCGCTCCACTACCTGGACGGCAGCATCCGAATCGTTTGCCTTGCGTATAACCATTGAAAATGAACCATAGGGGTTGCTCTTGTTGGTTGTAGCTGCAATACTTTGAATTGAAACCTTGAGATTCTTTTGATCCCAATCACCGGTCCCCACTCCCAAACTATGGAATCGGAACAGTTTACTCACTCGGTTGGTAGCATCGACAGGAGTATAATCAATACTCGCCGAAACAGTATCCTGGGAAATTACCCACCCCGTGCGGGCTGCCTGCAATCCAAACCGGAAGTCGGCTCCTAGGGCTCCTGTGACGCCCTGAGAGCAAAGGGGGAGAAGCATCCCATACTGCCCCCCAGCATTTGCGGTAGTGACGATATCGTTGAGGTGTCGGTCATAAGTTTCTCCTAACCAAAAACTCGTCTCACTCTCCGTACGTGTAATAGCTGCGTTAGTTAGAGTTGGGTTGGTATTTAAAACTTTGCGAATGTATTTTTGTGAATCCTCGTTAAAGTTAAACGAAGAAGTCATAAGAACCGCACCAGCGGAATCTTTAACCACCATGGAGAACTCTTTATTTGCCCCTGAGGAGCGAATTAGGCCACAATTTCCTACGGTGCCTAGGCCATTTCGTAGACCAACAGCAAGTCCCTCGGACCCAGCAAGGTTACCAGTCAATTCAGGTACCCCATTCTCCAGATACATAATAGCTGCGAGCGCTCCGGTGAGGTTAGTACCTGATGAGCCGGAGGCGCCGCCGATCGAACCGGAGTCGCTTATGAACAAACCCCAAGCTCCCCCTGATCCTAACGAGCTAGCGTTGTTGGACCAGATAGGTGCAGTCCCGTCACCCACGCGCCAACCAGCTTTGCCGGCGGCGGTAGCATTGGTGTGCTGCGACTCTAAAAGTCGGACCATTGTAATGGGTCGGTTGTTCCGGAGGTATGCCTGCGCGCTATAGGCGGCGTACGTAGGAGAAGTATAATTTCCGTCTCTCCACACATCTCCCCCCTGTCCACCGGGGATGGGGTTACCAAATATTTGCACGAATTCAGAAAATGATTCAACGCGCACGGGCCGTAAGGCCGGCCCTCGTTCGGCGCGTCCAATAATAACAGGTCCCACCTCGGGGGCCTGTGCAGGGAGTTGAGAATTATCAACCTCGTTGACAAAAATTCCAGGTGATACAAACTTAAATTTCTTTACAGACATATAGTGCTAGCTCCTTCAGATGAGAACAAATCTTTTCTCTAATAAATAGTGTGTTATAACCCCAAAGACCCTTAATAAATAGAAAAACCCCTCCCCAGGAAAACCCAGGGAGGGGCTAAAAAAGGGCATCAAAACCCTATAAACTCTTCCTACTGTTGGTAAGTAGCAATAACAACATCAGTGGCGCTGTTAGCGGTGGCGAACGTGATTAGCCCGTTACCACCATTACCATCTGCATCATATACATAGTCCTGGCCAACGCCGCGGCGTTGGAGTAGACCATTCACAAATACCATGATATTAGCATCGCCGGAGGCTCCGGGAGCAGACAAGCTATAAGCCGTCTGGGCACCGAGGTCCGTAGCCACTTCATTCCACGAAAGGTTGAGTGAAATAACACCACTAGCGCTCGTCAGACCCGTCGTACCGTTAACCAGGGCTCCAGCAAAGTTGCTCATGGTCACCGATTTAGACGCATTGGAGTCCGAGGCATCGACGATAGCGACAGAGTCCGCCGAAACGACGGGTGTCACAGCAGAGAGACCACCCAAGTTAAGAGACAAGGTGTCACCACTCTTGGAGAGACCAGTACCTGCAGAGATACTACCAGCACCAGAGAACTGAGTCCAGTCAATGTCAGTGGTACCAACCGTAATGGTGGAGTCCTGAGTCATGACAAAACCAGAATCGGCAGCGGCGGAACCTTTCTCGACGAAAGTAAAGGAACCTTTGTCCATTTTAGCACTGGTGTTGAAGTCTGTAGCTCTCGTAAGGATAAACGCAGCCCCCCCAGACCCTGCATTAGTTACCGTGTAGATACCGTTAAACGCGGCGTGTGTCTCGTCCTTGACGAGCACCCGGTCGCTGACCGAAGGTGTAATACCATCTATGCTCAGAGCACCCGAACCGGACGCCGTGAGAGTAGCGCCTACGCCAGAGGATCCGTTATTATAGCCTGCATCCAGTGTCGCAGTAGTGGCAGCTACGCATGACTCTTTAAGATCCAAGCCCTGCGCAACACTGTCAACATAAGCCTTGATCGACTGTTGGGTTGCCAAAGCAGTGGCACTGTCGGAGCCCATGGCATCCTCGTCTAGAATTGCCGTGACAGTAGCGCCACTAGCAAGTGCCAAAGAAGCGGCCGTGGCCGAAGTCGACGCTGTGACGGTAGTGAAACTACCAGCAGCAGCAGTGTTAGCACCAATGACAGCATTGTCAAGCGTGCCACCAAGGATGCTAGCGGCTGTGAAAGTACCTGTAGTAACAGTACCTAGATTAGCCACAGTGCGACTAGCATTGGTCCAGTTGGAAGCCATGCTGGCAATACCCAATGCATTAATCCCAGAAACATCTTTGCTTCCGTCCAAAACAACCGCTTTAGAAGCGAGAGCAGTGCCAGTTGAAGAGCCCATGCCATCGATAACTTCTAAATCAGCTTCTACCACGTCAGCACTACCAACCGTAAGAGCCCCTACGGTTGCAACCCCTGAGGCGTTGATCGTAGTAGCACCAGCGATTGCGCCGGCGGCTGTGATGCCTGCACTCTGTAATGCTAAGGCGCCGTCGAGGGTCAGAGACCCAAAGGAAGCTGCCCCAGAGCCCGATACGGTACTTGAAGCAACAAGTGTGGTCACACCAGCAAGGGAGCCTGCGGCTGTGACACCTGCACTCTGTAGAGCCAAAGCGCCGTCTAGGGTCAAGCTGCCAAAAGAGGCAGCGCCAGAACCCGAGACAGTGGTGAATTTACCAGTAGTGGCGCTGTTAGCACCAATAGCAGTACCGTCAATTGCACCAGAGTCGATATTGACGTTAGTCATAGCTTCGTCGGAAAAATCAACCGAGCCGGCCTGCTCATAAGCACCAAGCTTGGTGACCGTTAAAGTATCAGTAGCGAAAGTAAAGTCACTATCATCAACAAGTAGGCCGGCTGTGCTGGCAAACGGCACACGGCCACTTGTCAGACTATCAGCAGTCATCGTGCTAGCACGAAGATCGTAGGCACCGATGTCGACGTTGGCGCTAGCGCCCTGCATGATTGCAAGATTCTGAGCTGCAGACGTCGTAAGAGTACCAGCGGACACAGTAAGAGTCTTGCCGGCACCAACGGTAACATCAGACGTAGCAATGGTCGCGCCGTCGATAGTACCGCCGTTAATGTCAACGGTGGTGACGGTACCCAAGTCAGCCACGGTGCGGCCAGAGTTGGTCCAGTTACTGGACATGCTAGCGATACCGAGTGCACCGTTCTTGCTTAAACCATAACCACCACCAATGGTGAGTTGGTTACCAGAAAGTCCGAGAGCACCAGAGACAGCACCAGCATCAGAAATGCTAGCTTTGTCCATGAGTAGTGCGCCCGCAACCTGCGCTTGACCAGAAGTGTACAAGGTAGTAAACGCACCAGAAGCAGGAGTCGTTCCACCAATTGTTGCATCGACGGTACCACCGTTGATGTCAACAGTAGTAAGAATACCAGCATCTGCTACAGTTCGTCCAGCATTAGTCCAGTTAGAAGACATGCTAGCAATACCGAGTGCACCGTTCTTGCTTAAGCCGTAACCACCACCAATAGTGAGTTGATTGCCAGAAAGCCCGAGAGTACCCGAGATGGTGGTTGCGCCGGCGATTGCGCCGGCGGCTGTGATGCCTGCACTCTGTAATGCTAAAGCACCATCGAGAGTCAAGGACCCAAAGGAAGCTGCCCCGGAGCCCGAGACAGTGCTTGAAGCAACAAGCGTGGTCACACCAGCAAGGGAGCCTGCGGCTGTGACACCTGCGCTTTGTAAGGCTAGAGCCCCGTCGAGAGTCAGAGACCCAAATGAGCCGGCTCCGGAACCCGAGACAGTGGTGAATTTACCAGTAGTGGCGCTGGAGGCGCCAATGGTAGCACCGTCAATTGCGCCGCCGTTGATGTCAACGGTTGTGACAGTACCCAAGTCGGCAACTGTGTTGCCTGCGTTAGTCCAGTCGTCGCTGAAGGTGAAGCTGCTACCATCCGCAGAAATGGTGTCGAGAGCAATATCACCAACATTGGTGATGTTACCCTCAGAGACATTTAATGAAGTGCCGACCAGAGCAGCGAAAGAGCCAGCGGCGGCAGTGTTGGCACCAATGACTGCATTGTCAAGTGTACCACCAAGGATGCTAGCTGCTGTAAAAGTACCAGTAGTGACAGTCCCCAAGCTCACGATGGTGGACCCAGCAAAACTCCAATTTGAGCTGGCCTCCAGTGTCCCGGGCTTGATGACTGTAGTTGTTATTTGTGTTCTTGCCATAATTTATTTCCTCCGTAATTATGTGCAATGAGTAATTCCATGCGACTCCGAAGAGCGCACATTTATTCATGTTCGTAGTATATAGGAGCTAGAGGTCCAAACGACATAAGTATTTTACAAAGGATGAAAACTATTTTGTAAGTGTCTGTTTTCCTTAATGTCCGCCACTCAGGTCAGTACTCTGATCCATGAAATTCATCAGGTACCAGTAGGTGCCATCGTAGACCCACGTTGTGACATCACCATCAGCCGTAGCGATGTTAGTGGTTCCTCCCTTGAGATTGCCGCCGCTCACCATATAGGTGAAATCATTTGTCGAAATGATGGTGACGATCTGACCAGCGACACCATCGTCTAATGATGTAGCACCTTGGCCGGCGCCGTCGTAGGTTTTGAACAGATTGCCGTTGGCGACGGATGGTGAGTAGTCGCCATTAGCAAAGGTTTGGAATGTTTTGCTTGGTCCCGAAGCAGCAAGGGCCCCGGCTACATTTAGTGTGCAGTCGGGACTGCTTGTGCCTATACCTATCTTATCGGCACTAGAGTCTACAAAAAGTAAATGGGTGTCTGTATCGCTCTCTATTCTAAAGTCATTCGTTGCGTGCCCATCTTCATTTAAAACGACCCCACTATCGTTCACTGTTATGGCTTCGCCATTTGTGCTATGAATCTTTGTTTTAAAGCCTGACTCGCCGTGATTTATATGAAAAACCTCATTACCGGCGTTTAGATAAAGGGCTAGAGACTCGCTGGGAGATCTTACTATGAAATCTAGGTCTGCACGACCTTCGTTGAAACTAATTTTATCTTGGGAATCATCTTCAGTTATGTTGATAAAGCTTACGTTTCCTGCTTTGACGGTTATGTCGTCAGGTTGAAATCTGATGAACGTGTCATCATCCCCTTTATGGTAAATGTACTCACTAAGCCCAATATCACCAGCAACATCTAATTCATAAGCGGGGGTGTCTACTCCGTTAATCCCCACCATGCCTGTAGAGGCATCACATTTCAGTAGCGGGTTCCCTTCATTGGAGCCGTTACCCTTAACAATAAAGTCAATATTGTTGCTTCCATCATTAATAGTAGCATAATGAGGAGCAGAGCCTTGTTTATGGAGAGTGGTGAATGATATATCACCTGCTTTAAGAACTATTTTATCATCAGTGAATCTGATAAAAGTATCTGCATCACTGTTGTGATAAATATATTCGTTAAACCCAACGTTTCCTGCGACCTCCAATGTATAGTTTGTAGGGGAAGTACCTAATCCAAGAGCTCCCATGGTAAACGAGGCGGTTGAGTTGACGTCCTGGCCTTCAATAGTATTATCTTTTATTTGATCCCCGCAAAGAACTGTTCTAGCCATCGACGTCGCCCTCACCTTGATAAAAGAAATACGCATCAGGGTCGGTTTCGTTAGGGATGTGGAGAGTCCATTCCGCATCGGCAGGAATATTATGGGTTTCCCGTAGTTTTTTTAGGATGTCCTGTGCCTCTTGATCTTGACCGAAAGCCTCAATCAGCAATCTACTTCTCATTACTTCGTATTGCATGGCCAAGGCTTTAAGTTTTTGTAGAACCCTATCTGAAGCCTCAAGGGAAGACTGAATAGGTGAATATTCCTCTTCGCTCAGTGCAACGATTTCATGTTTTTCTACTATCTTGTGTTCTGGCGGCGGGAGATTCTCGCTGGATGGGGGGACGTGTGGTTCTCCTTGAATGTCGGCAACAAAGCCGTCAAGCGCATCGCCAATTTTTTGAAATAATTTAGTTTTCATTTTCTTTTCTCCTTTTGTTCGCTTTAGGAAGCACTTTCATTAACATAGCTAATCAATACAAAATCTCCAGTTAAAGGTGCGCTCGTAAAAGTAATTTCGTCAGCAGCTGTTCGAGTATAATCAAAGAGAGCACCCTTTCTCATCAGAAGACCGTTATGAAACAGGAATTCAGAACCATTAATAAAATTTTGAGAAGTAGTATACACTGTATTAATCCCGTCCACATCCCCGGTTGGTACTTCACTGTAAGTTGTATTATTAACAATAGCAGTATTAACTGGTACGCCGCCTGTGCTGCCCGTAATGGTGACAGTAACGGCGCCCGCCGAATTGGTAGCTGTGACCCCGGCTCCTACGAAATCCACAGATGTGATATTAGATGTAAGGCTCGATCCTTCGTCTTGAGCTTCAATATAGCTCCCTGTTACAGTAATCGTTACGGCGTCCCCCACATTAGTTGCAACAACATTGGGGCCTGCAAAATCAATTGATGTCATCCCTGTTGTCAGGTCTACCCCCTCTTCTTTTGCGGTAATCGCGGTAGCTGGCACTGTAACCGTGACGGCGCCTCCGACGGCCGTAGCTGTCACACCAGCCCCAACGAAGTCAAGAGAGTCAACTGATGCGGCAATCTCCACTCCCTCATCACTTCCCGACAACGCTACGGCGTCAATAGTAACTGTGACATTATTGCCGGATGTGGTGGCGGTCACCGCGCTTCCTACAAAATCTAGACTAGATAACGCAGTTGTCAAGTCTACCCCGTCTTCTTTAATTGTTACAGAAGAGGCCGGCACGTTCACTGTCACCACATCCGTCACGCTAGTGGCAGTGACACCGTCGCCAACAAAATTAAATTTTTGTACACCACCCGTGATGGTAGTACCCTCGTCTTGAACCACGATGTCTCCACCACCCCCTCCTCCAGCGCCACGTGGGGACGGCATCAGTGGGATAGGTTCTACCCGAGTGGGTTCGGTTTCCACAGCCTGGTGCGTGGGGGTTATCTCACCTCCTCTGAAAAAGGATCTATCGAGGAAATCTGGAATGTCCCCCACCATCACCCGTTCACGCGGGAGGCGTACTTCTACAATGTTTTGGCGACGTGCAAATTGAGGCTTTGCCCGGTTGTTCCCTTGACCCAGCAAATATCCAAAAACATTGATGGGAAGAGTTGAGTTATACTGGCGCTCGTCTTCTCCCAGTTTTCCCACACTATTATCAAAGGTCACCGTCTGGTCAATGAACCCTTCGTAAAGATGCCCCTCTCGACGCAATACAAATTGGTTTACACCACCCGTATATACCATAAGAGGAGTCAACAACTCATTCATTTGTTCTTGATATTCAGTTCTTATGCTGACTTCGTACTTCCCCATGACGTACACCGGAGTCGGCATTGTATAGATATCATAAACAACTTTATTAGTGCGGCGGCCGCGGGTATTAAAGTTGACTGCGGGGGCCCCGCCACTGTAGGAACGGTTAGATGAAGCGTTAGCGAAATCCCCTGTTTTTTGTGTATTTACCTTCTTGGCCACGGTAATATATCCCGCAACCCCTCCCTTATAATCGTTAACTTCTGGGAGATGGGCTTGCACGACACCTTTACGTTTCAAATCTTTCTCGATGCCGGTTCGAGACAAGGTGATTATAGGTAAAATTAGGGCCCCGTCATCATCCCGTAACCCCTTATCCTCCTTTATTTGAACGGAACGTTCCGCACTCACCCACAACACAGGTATCTGTTTCCAATCTTTAAAAGTTTTAGAAAAGGATTTAATCTGTGCTTCTAACCACTCAAACATGGCGCGATCCATGTTCTCGATATCAGAAGGTCGAAAAGGAACATTAACATCAGCATCAGCTAGAGGTACCAATGCAGTTTCTTGTTTACTCGGCATTGAAAGTTCCCTCTCTGGCTCTTATACACTTGGCAGAGATTTGCACCTTAAAGTCTACTTGACCAAACATCATATCAGGAAGGGTCCATGATACAATTTCGTAAAAATATTCACCAAATTTAATAAAATCTCCTTCACGTACATATAAGTCTTGGTCTTCGGTCAGGCGTCTATTGTGGAAATGTATAGTTAAGGAAGAGGTTCGATCAATTCCATAAGCTTCCGCCTTCGTTTGATGCCCCTCCCAGTCAACCAACACAAACACATGCACAGGTGGGAGAAAGGTCTTTATGGTGGCTTCCCCGTACAAACTGTGAAAATGGGTACGATCCAAATCAATTGGGAAATATAAAATTTGCTGCCCGATAACGCGTTCTATAAGTTCGCTAGTGACTTGTTTGGTGAAGTCACGTTCTTTCTTCCCAGCGAAAAGCGGAGGAGGAGGGCTCTTAGGCGGCGACCACTCGTTGTCAGACATGTCTTCAGCTACCCCACAAATACCGGATTAGGTATATTCTTAAAAACTATAGTGGCAGCTTCCATCTTTTCTGAATCCATGGCCACCAGTTTGTTATATGTTAGTTCGTCTAAAATAGTCTTCAATTCCTCTCTTAGCTTTTCTTGTTCCTCTTTTGCTTGAGACAATAATTCGGAGGAGTTGAGGGTGACCGTACTCCCCGGGATGGGGAGGGTCCCGAACTTGCCACGAATTTGGCCTAGAATCTCCTTGCACAATGCGAGTGAAAACCGTCGGATCCATTGCTTTCCAATGCTGTTGATATTGGCATAGGGGATGTTTTCGAAAGGAAGTGTGTTTAGATTATTAACCCCAAATAACCCTTCGTCAGTTTTATTGTTTTCAAGCGGATCCCACATATCATTCGGTACCGTAAATTGCACCCAATATTTTTCGGGACCCACCAGGGGGGATGCCGGTGGGGGGAAGAGGCGTAAAACGTTATTTCTCAGCTCGAACGAATAATTTGAATTCCTCACTGTTATCGCTTCTTGATAGGCCATGTTCTGTGCCTTGTTCTGCCATACCGGAATAATCTGGAAAGTGGAATCGTCAGCAAACTGTCCGTAAGTGGAAAAGTTGCCTACAACATTGATACCCCCGTAGTACCCATAGAATCTCCACATTGCACGCGGAGTTTTATAAAAAACATTCCGCACCACCACTCGTTTGTTCCCCACTTTTAGTTTGTAAGGATCAGCACTGGTTGAAGAAGCAGCACTTGAAGAAATTATTTGTTGCAAATCGTAATCTTGCTGGCCGGCCACAGGGGTAAAAGATGCAGAGTAAACCGTCTCATCACCGCCCACCGTAGCTATCGTGCTTACCCCGCGGGCGACACGTTTTGAATATTCGAAGCGCGTGTGAGGATACCGTAATTCTACAGAGGATCCTGAGAGACTGTCCCCATTTGTTATTTGTCCATTCTGGTTGAATGAAGCTGTAGCTCCGCCGAGGACGTCGGATAACACATTTTTGCTCTGATGTAGATTGACTATATAGGAGTACTCTAACACAGCTTCTTCATAAGCTGAATAGACATTCCCTACTGTTAGTTCAATGTCAAGAACGTCTCCGCCTAATTTTTTATAGGTGTATGCTACTTGATCAACGGCGCCCGATATAAAAGGGACGCTATCTTGGTAGACCCCAAAAACTAGATCTCCCACCACGTCTGAGTGTGTGCCCGTCGATGGGAGAACCACTGTGCTGGTCTGACTTGTAGGTGTTAACTGTGGTAGTGCCATCCATAAAACCCTCCAAGATAAATAGTATCTAGAAAAACAAAACCCCGCCCTTACGGACGGGGTTTTGAATTTTTAATGAAAGTTAGCTTTTATACTAGGTCTTTCACTATGCACAAACCATACATATCAGGCCTGACCATCTTCTTCGCATAGCGCGTCATGACGCCCTTGCGAGGTACGAAGTCCTCAGGTCCAAAGATGGTGGGGGTGACTTGTAGAGGCACGTAAGGTGCGTATACAAAGCCACTTTCCAGGAAGCTATTGCCCTTACGACCAATAAGGACAAGGTTTCTTGGGAAGTAGGGGTCAACAAAGACATCCCACTTCTTGCTAAGATTACCGACGTTAACAGCACCAATGGTACCCTTATCGTCATCTGCAGTAATATTAGCCCGGAACCCAGCCGTGAACTCTAGGAGGTTAGCAACCTCCGGAGAAACCACGACGAAGTTTGCACCACCACGGAGTGTCTTCCGATGGATACGCGCTGACACATCGTTGATCGTCTCAACGAGAGTCTCGTACCATTCAGAGACAGTACCGGTGAACTCAGGATAACCCTGAGAGTCATTAGCAACCTCTAGCGAGGAGCCGGTCTCACGGTTAACAAAGTTGCCTGGCAGGCGGGACCAGTAAAGGGTACCGCCAGTGGCGCCTCGGATGAGATCCTCAAGAATCTCGCGGTCAATTTCTAGAGCAATCTGCTCAGAAAGAATGCTCGTTAACTCTACCTCTGCATCGAGGTTGTGGTAAGCATTCAAATCCTGACCAAGCTCAGGCGTCCACTTAGCCTTGAGCTTCTTGGTGACGGCTGTCACACTGACCGAGTCGACCTTGATGTCGATTTCTGGGATATCTGCCTGATTTTCCAGGCCCCAGGTATCGGTACCAACGATAGCTCCTAAGCCTCGTTGTGTCCCCACGGCACTAACCTGAGCAAAGTTATCCGTGATGGGGAAGCCGAATTGTCCGTCACCGTTGTCGGCGGCTCCAGTCAGCTCTGTGAGAAGGCCCGCGCCTGCGGCGAGACCACCCCATAGACCCTGATCGGTGCTAAGGCTAGCACTAAAGACCATGTTAACAGCCCAGCCACCGTTGCCCGGATCCACCTCTGTAAGTAACCTTCCGGTTGCTGACGACGTCGGAATATTACTTAACCGACGTACAAGAGACCCACACTCATAAGAACCTGTAGGCGTAATAGCCACCATGTCCTTGACATTAAATTGACCCCAGTCGGACGCACCCGTCATTTGGACGACAGCTACGTAGCTACCAGATAGGTCGGGATCGTACCCCACCAACAGGTCAACATCTCCAGTTTGGTTGTCTGGTACAGCAACTTGGCCGGCTGCAACGGTAAGGAAGTTAGCCTCACCAGAACCAGTCGGGGAAGCATAACCATTATTTAGGTTATAGAAGCTTCGCGAAGAGTTAAGTCCACCCAAATCAACACCACCAGTTAGCTCTTGGCCCACAACACCACCACCGAAGAGAGAACCATCAGTTGGGCTCCCTAACTTCGCGGCCTGGAATGTGAAATCCAAGAAGAAAATGAGCCCCGAAGGGAGACTCATTGGTTGCACCGAGACTAGCTCGTTTGCAACTAGGCTACCAAATACGCGTCGTACAATTGGGAACGCGACAGCAGCAAAGCCCTCGACGTCCCCAGCAGCCATGGTTGAAGCTTCACGAAGAAGCTCCTTTGCTTGATTCTCAAGCATGACGGCCATGCCGTCCTTAGTTCGTTCGTTACCTAAACCTTCCAGAAGACCAGTCTTCTCCCACTTATCTCGAAGAGCAGCACCATCCCGGGAAAGGTTACGGTTAACAATACCTTCTGTTAACTTATTTAATACTGACATAATTATTTTCTCCTTTTGTTGTATTAATTTTTATTTATTCCCGCTAAAAGCTTCATCCTATTATATGTTGCGTCACCACCTGAATAAGTTTTTTCTTGGTGGGGCGGTAATATATTGGATGATGCTTTGTTGACCACTTCGCTTAGTGTTTCTGGCCGTCTCACCTTTGTTGGATAAGAGGCACCCACTGTGCTCTGAAGGGTTTCAAATATCACCTTTGCTTCATTTACTGTAATCGCAGCTGCCAAAGACTCGACAATTTTAGTTCGTTGCCGCTCATTCAGGGAGCTATCCGACAATATACGATTAGTATACAAAAGTTTAGCATTTGAAAGATTTACTTCGTTTAGCTTATCTTTCAACTGCATTAAGATTGTTTTAATTTTTTTATTTTCATTCGTTAATCGAATGCTTTGAGTTGTCAAATCGTCATTCTCCTCATTCAGGAGGGAATGACTTTCTTGTAATTCTTTTACTTGTCTCATCTGCATCCCATTCAACCGATTATCGGTATCTTGAATGCTGGCTTCATCGTCTACTAGTTCTTCAGTAGCTTCGGCCTGCAGCACACCTAAATCGATATCACTTATAGGAGTTTCCAACCATCCGGACTTTTGAGGGTTGATGTCGACAACGATTTTTTCAACTATGCTGTCAATTAATTCATCAGGTATGTCCGTCGACATATCTTCCCCTTCCAGAAGTTCTTCTATGAGATCGGGCGTAATATTGAGTTGGGTTTCTGCATCTTCCTTGAGAAGAATTTCTTCTTCTAATGCATCAAAATCGATTTCCAAGACTTCTTCCAACGGAGCAGCAACGTTAGTTAGTTCTACTTTAACCTCGCCGGCACTGTCAACATCGCGGCCGTCAACCTGTTCTTCGATGTCCGGGCATGGGCACAAGCCCTCGGCGGGTGGCACCTCAGGGACGTTGTCGTCTCCGCCAGTGTCACCGCTCTCTTCCCCCATCAGTGTTTGATCCATAGGGGGCATTGAAAGTGGGGGCTCTGCGAGTTGGTCCATACCCATGTCGGGCTCTTGCTCATTTAAAAGTAGATTTACAGCTTCTCTAATTTCAACAGAATACTTTTCAAGTACCGCTGACTCCGCATTTTTCATTGCTGCCTCTTTCAGAGCTTCAGCGTCTACAATTGCTTGTTCTAACAAAGATGACATACAGTTCCCCAGTTGTGCATTTTCTATCCTCTAGTAAATAGTAGGTAATCCATGAAAAGACTCATAAAATTACTATATGTTAATCGTCGAGGCCGCGGCCAGTAAGAGAATACATGCTAGCCGTTGGGATCCCGGTGAGAGAGGCAAACACCTCCACACTTCCGACTGCGTTGTCGGGCTCCGTAATAAATACTTCTTTACATTTTACCTCAAACGTAAAGATGTTATCTACGCCGCCGGCGGTCATTGCTGGGAGAGTAGTATAATGGGCTTTGGTAGCTTCTTGGCCCTGGGCGCCGCCTAGGCCGAAAGAAACACGTAACGTGTTACCCCCCTTGTTTACAACCGTGATCCGTTGGGTCACAAAGGGGAAACTACACGTGAGGGTGGTATCTCTAGTGAGGGCGGACGCTGTTAACCACGGCTGTCCTGAAACTTGGTACGACCCAACATTATGTAGGCCTACCTTAGATCTTATCTGTGTAAGTGGTTCACCTGCAGCCATTATCTAACTCCATTATATAAATAGTTCATTCTGTGGAAATCCTTCTTTTTCTTTGTTTTATTCTGTTACGTTTTGTAGAGGGTTTTTCGTAATACTGTCGATCTTTTATCATTTCAATGATTTTTTCTTTTTTCACCTTCCGCATAAATCGTTTAATCAAACGCTCTGTGGGCTCGTTACGTCTTTGGGTGACTTCTACTAATGTAGGTGGTGACTTCATCTTGTTTATCCAAGCTGCTTCCATGGGCCGCCGGCTAGCCTCATGATTCCCCCGATATCTACCCCAGGGTCGTGGGGATCGATATCAGCCATAGGACCTTTTGTGGTACCCCCAGCCGAGGATGGGCCAGTCTCGCCCCCTCCAGTGATCGGCGTGGTGCCTTCGAAGAGGTCAACCCCTCCGTATGCCCCTTTTCCGATTGCATCAAGCACCTTTTGCCTGTCCTCGTTGATACGAGGAGACTGCAACGGGCCGGCCGGCGGGGTCGTCTTCACAAGAGAAGGTGACGCGACATTCAAGCCCTGAACCACCTCTGATATAAGCCCAGAAAGAACACCTTGTTCAAACATCACCTCCTTAACGCATTCTTTAATAAGGGGCTTAAGTACCTTTTTTAACTCTTGTTTATTCATTTGTTCTCTTTTGCCACTGTTCGGGCTGCTTTGGCAAACGCAGCCTGTTTTGCACGTTTTCCGCCGGCTTTTAAGCCCTTCTCAATACAGGCATCAGTAACTTTCCCCCCACAATACTTTGTAAATTCACCCTCGGTACCTTTTTTTTCAATCTCCTCGGCAGCGTCGACAAATCCCCCTTCGTCTAACTGCGCCTCGTTTGAATCATGGTCCGGACAATCACCCTGAGGGTCGTTGCAGGGTGCATCGAAGTCTTGATATGCCGCTTCAGTCAGATACTTTCGCCAACTGTCCATTCGTCCTTTGTCATTATCATAATCGCTATAGCGCTTGTTTTCTTTAAGGGCCATTCGAATTTTTTGTTTGGGGGTATCTCGTTTCGGCACAGGGTGGCCAGCGTGCTCGTTCACGAGAGATGCTTTAGTAACTAAAATATCTTCCGCAGGTACTGCCTCTAAAATAACCCCGTTGGGTAGCCGCATATTGTATGCAGTGACCTTTTGTAATTCCTCGCTCCAGTTGTGAGAGATAGCTTCTGCTTGTACAATCTGCCCACCATGCTCAACACCACCGTGATGAACACAGTAATGGTTGGGAGCGAACCCTTCTTCTTTAGAATCGCTAAAACTCATCTTAATCCTCTAATGCTTCGTTAAGAGCACGATTAATGCGATCTGCTTTTGTAAAAATATCTCGACTTCTGAGCTTACTTTCTTGAAGGGCCATATATGCACCGGGCGTGGAGGGCTCAGAGACCATGTCAAAGCATATTAATTGGAAGTCATCATTAACGGTCACGGCGCCTTGGGCTTCGGTAACAGATCCTAAACCTCTTGAAGAAATTCCAAGTTGGACACCAGAATCAACTAAGGAGCGTAGGATATTTCCAGAGGGAGTGTCTAAAACTTTAAGTTTACCCATTACGCTCTTGTCTTCCATCCAAATATCGGTAACCATATGTGACGCATTACGAAGATTGACAACAGAATCATCAGGGTGGTCTAATTCCCCGATTGCACGGTTTTCCCCGACGACCTTTTGATAGTTTTTCACTTCTCTCGATAAAGTTTCCTGAGGGTATACCCGACCATTGCCGTTCTGGACTTCAGCCTCCTGAAGCTTGCCCGAAAGCATCATCCCGCCATCTTTCACAAACCTCTTCTCGTCCTCCGTTAAGAGATCGTGACAAACCCCCCCATCACATAAAGCGTAATATTCTCGTAGTACAAATTTCTTATTCATAGTAATTTCATGCGGGCGTTACCCGCGTGGGTAAAGAGCCTTTGCAACAGTGCCTAACCGGTTGTATCATCCATCTTTTAAACATTATATATTCTCCCTAAATAACGTAAACTCGTTATAACTTTTCTCCTCAAGGCGCCGTGACGCGTCGGCCACCGGCTGACTTACCTCCGCCGCGGCGGTCGGCCAAGTCTTTGCCTGAAGCTTCATCCACAATCTCTTCGCCGTCATCGCTTTCAAGCTCTTCTTGTTGTACTTCTGCTTTCTTCCGGCGTTCGGCGGCTGCAACCTCTCGCGGACGGACCGGCTCACTCTCCATAACCTTCTGTAACTCTTCACGAATAATCTGTTTTAAACGCGCTTGTGTAATTCTCATTTTTTATCTCCATTAATCTGCAATTTTAAACCACAATCTCCAAAAAATTCATTTAGTAGATATGATGTACCAGAACCTAAACACCCTAAAACAAACATATTTACAATATTGTATTCAAAAGTAAATAGTTCTGTAAAACCGTTTATCCCAAAAAGAAACGCCCCCACCCAGAACCCCATACACATGGAACAATTGAACAATTCCCCTAACTTCCCCCGAGCAGGGCGTAGACTATCGAATATGGAACCATAAACTAAAATTTGAGTTAAGCCGTACGAAGTTAGAATAAAATATATTAAATCCACAGGGGCGCTTACTTCTTTTCTTTGGTCTCGTACATCTTATACATAAGACTGTATGGACGTGAGTTCGGCAAAATCGTTCCCTTTCTAGGCTCTTGTGGGACTTCCCCAAGTTCCGTGGAGTCTTCTGAGTCAGGGTCAGTTAACTCATCTGTTAGCATATCCTCATATTGCTTAACAAATTCAAAATGAGGGCGCTCTTTATCTAAAAACCTACTAATCGAAAATAATGACATCTGTACAGGGTCAACAACTTCTTCTTTAGACTCTGCAAGGGTTGCTTCCAAAGCGCCGTGAACATTCCCGCCCTGGACGGTCCCGAACTCGACGATTCCCCGGCGTGATAAGTAGTGGAATAGTCGGTTTTGAGCGTCATAAACATGGTCATGCATGTTTTCCTTAGGAAATGAAACAATCTTCTTTTTTCCTGGCATCACCACAATATCCATGTCTATGTGATCATAGATTATTAAATCCCCGTTCATTGTTTTACGTATTTCTAAAGTTACCACCGTTTGGGGGGTCTTTTTTAAGCCCAGTTCCTTGGCAGCTTCCTCATCGGTGATGTTTAAACGTATCTCCCCCATTAGCTTTCCAACTCCGTAACCAGACTTTGTATTTTCAAGATTTTCTTAATCATCCCAGTGTCCACTACCTGGGCACTGAACGTTTCTAACAAGGACAGTACCTCGCTGGCCTTGTTTACCATCCTTTTATCCCCTGTAAGCTCCTGGCTTTTTAGCGACGTCTGTACACCATGCTTGAGGCGCCCAATTTCCTCGTTTAAGTAAAGCTTAAGTTCAGTACCGTTGTCTACAAACGAAAGGATATAATGATTTAATAAACTTTGTTGCTCTTCAGTAAGAAGAGAAGAATATTTGCCATTAAATTTGTCCACGAAGGTATGATACACCAAGTTGTTAATAGGCTGCAACGGAGCTTTTCTAGTATTTTGCTGTGGCGGCCGTGCCAGGTCAAATAGGATACTTTCTTCCAATAAAACCCGCGATCTAGAGGTAACATTTTTGTTAAAAATCTGAAACAAGGTGGCGAGATCTTTATAGTTCGGCACAAAATTAGAAAATACCTCTTTTCCCAACTCTCTGTTAACACGATTGATTAGTTCGGTTTGTTCGTTAAACAATTTCTTTTTATCAAGCGCTTCTTGGTTTCTTTTAGTCATGAAAAGAAGTTTCTCTGCGGCGCGTGTGTTAAGAGGTTCTTCGCCTATCAAACTACGATAACATTCTAGCTCCGAATGCAATATAGACGTACTCTTGAAGGCCTCTTTGATGATGGACAAAACTATCTCACGGCGCTCTTCTTCTTTTTCTAAAATAGACTTGGTCAACTCTCTCACCAAGCTCTCATAAAGAAAAGCGGTGTTTCTTTTCTTATTATGTTTCAATCTTTGCATCTTAACTTTGCTCCGTTTTATCTTTTTTCTCTAACCCTTCCAAAAGAACTTTCACTTCCCTATTGATGCGAAAAACCCTTTCTTCTTCATTATTATAAGTAGTTTCCTTTTGTTCGTAAATACCATGTCCAAGCGGCTCAAGACCTGTTATGCTTGCAACGCTACGTTTGCGCGCGCCGGCTGAGCGCTTATCATGCGCGCCGGGCTTGTGCCATTTGCCCTTGGCTGCACGAGTCGTGGAAGCCACGTTTTTACCTGTGACATCGGTCGCTGAGACCTTATGCCACTTAGCTGTGTTAACCGTATCCCGTTTCCCCGGGGATTCTGGAGGCGCCCCTTCATCCGGGCTGCCCGGTAACAACACACTATCTTCCTCTGACCCTGGTGAGGCATCGAGAGGAGCATTTTCAAGGTCTATTTCTTCTTCCGGGAGTGGTGGAGGCATCCCCGTGTCGTCCATCGGGGGGAGACCGCCGCCACCTGGGCTTGGCATTACAGCTTCTTGAGCGATGACCTCTAACTGAGCATTGAACTTGGCATCAAAAAACATTTCTCTTTGATTTCTCACAATCTCCTCATCACTAAGGTTAAACAGCTTTTTAGCTATCCAGCGCTTACTGAAGAATCCTTCAGTCGCGGTTGCTGCTGCGTCGAACTTAGCCTTCCAATGGTCGATTTCTTGTAGTTCTGCTAACTTGGAAGGATTGGCTAACCTGATGTCAAACGAAACTAAATCATATTCTCGAAAACCAAGAGTATATAAATGTATTACGCCAATCTTTTCTAATTCCGCTGTCACAGCACGTTGAAGCCTCTGGATGGTGCGAGCGAATCTTATATCTTTCTGGGCAAGAGTACCTTTGTCCTCTTCAGCCCCATCGCCCCGAGACAAATAGGACTGCGGAATTTTCAGAGCTGAGAACAACTTATCACGTAAATACTTTACGTCTTCAATATCACCAGTATATGTGCCGCCGGCTAAAGTATCGATCTTCGAAGATGAACCCCCTCGCACAGGTATAAAATAATCTTCATCTATACTCATGGGATTATAACGCAAGTCTACACGACCTGTGCTGGGATCGATAACTTGATTACGCTTCATCTGCGTAACAACTTTTTGCATGTATTGGTCAACATCTTCTACGCCTATGTTACCAACATCGATATAGAACACCCTTCTTTCAGGGGAACGCACAATCCGGTAGGCCATCATTGCGTCTTCAAGTAAAATTAGCTGGCGCCAGATGCGTCTGGCTGGCTCCATAATAGATGTACCATAAGGAGCGTACTTGTCATTCCCCAAGATACGAAAATGTGCGATCTGCCAGTTTTCGAATGTCAAACCACCCGAGTTCCACTGAAATTGTACGTAATTAGGGTTTGATTTATCTTCCCCTTCTAAACGTTCAATTTCTACAGGAGGGAGTCCAATCACATTAGTAATCCCCTGGGTTTCATCAATGTCTAAATAAAGAAAATAATCCCCATATTTGCACATGGTGCGACACCAGCCAAACAGATTGAATTCAGCATTCAAAATATTGTGATACAAAGTTTCGAGAATAGACTTGATCTCTTCATTTGAACAGTCGATTACCAGCAGCGGGTTAAGATTAGTTGAGGTAGTCATCTCATCCGCGTAGATATCTAATGTTGAGGCAATCTCTGGGGTGTATTCCATTTGATCGAAATCCACGTAACGATCACCTCTGTTCTGATTACGGAGATAGTTTGATTGCATCCCCGCAAAGGGGTTGTATTCGGTTTTCTTGAAAGAAAGGCCGCCGGCTGATTGGAATTTATATTTATCCAGTTGGATGCGCCGTAATTGGCGTGGGGTCTGCCGTCTATAATTAGTGAGAGGCCCCGAGAGGAGGCGCGTTAACTTTCGAAAAAGTTGAGCGTTGGGGTTGCGTGTATTTTTACTTCTGTCAGCCATTTATCATCCTTTGTACAACCATTTAAATGGTGTAACGGTTTTAGCAATATCTTCTTCCATGTATTTGTTGGTTTTGTCGTATCCAATCATACCGGGGATCCGCGTGTCAAAATTAGTGCTGGTTACTACCATCGAATCCAAGAATGCCTTCTTATAGTTTAACTCTCTTTCGTTCACAGTTAAAACAGTATCTTTCACCCAACACCCGATTGCCATACTCATCATCAAATCATCGTTGTAACCACGCATAGCTTTAGCTCTTCCGTTGTACCAAATAAAGGTTTTGGCCTCGCTAAGAAACCTGGAAGAGTATAAAATAATATGCTTGTTACGAATAAACTCTTCTAGCTTAGCGATTATCAAAGGCTTTGTCCTGGTGGATGTCGTAAAGCCGGCGATTGAATTGGAGACCATCTCAGCCTCAAACTGATCCAGATATTCATGACTCCCTTTGGTAGAATAATATATGTTAGGGTATTCCATTTCGGCCAACTTATCCAAAACCGTAAACCCCACTGTAGCGTTTTCGACCACAACCATGCAATTTCCATATTCTCGGCCCGTAGTATTAACCAAATTGGAAAATAAATCAGGTGTCAGTTTACCACGATATTCTGCTGCTTGTTCCATAGTTTCTAGTTTGATAATTTGAAAAGTGGAATAATCCTCACCGTCGCCCCTGGCCACGTCTGCTGATAGCAAATATGTGCTGTCTTGTTGGTACTCCTCCCAAATCCACAAATTTCTGTCAAAGGCTGTTTTATATTTCGGCTCTTTTATGGTTTCGTTTATCCACGCAATGTCGTCAGGGTGTAAAACTGTCTCTCCTGACGTATTGAAGTTACACTGTAGCTCTTGTGCGATCTGGCGACGTGACATGTTTTTAGTTTCTTTTTCAAACCAAGTATCATCGCGGTCGGGGTGAACATCCCAAACTAGTTTGGTTGGAAAAAAATCATTATTTCCTGCGGAAGCGTCTGTATACGTCTTGTAAAACCAATTGCCAACGCCATTAGGACTAGAAAGAGCAACACAGTTGCCACCCGTTGACAATGTGGGGTAAAGAGCGGTCCATATGTCATCGAGTCCGTCGACATGTGCAGCCTCGTCAATAACCAGAAGAGACAATGCTTCCGAACGCCCTGCGTCTACGCTCGTTGTAGACGCTTTAATCTGAGATCCATTGTTTAGCTCGAACGACGTACGGTTATCGACAGAAATTTCTGCAATTCGCACCCACGGAGGTAGCTGCTTTATCATCGCTTTTACTTTTTTAACCAAGTTAGCAGCGGTCCCAAATTTAGTAGCCATGACCAAGATATTTTTATCTCGGTAAAAAAGCATCATCCAAACAATGTATGCTGCCACTATAGTTGATATTCCCAATTGACGTGCTTTGAGGATCACGTTAAACCGGTAATCTACAAAGTTTTCTAATAATTCTGCTTGATATTGGTAGGTTTTGAAAGGGACGAGACCTCGCACTGGATGTGAGATCTTAGTATAGTTGTTTATGAAATAGACGGGGTCTTTACCAGATTTAACAATTTCCTTGGTAATTTGTTTTTTGGTTAATTGGTAGCTCATGCATTTTATCGGTTTTTGTAGTATTTCCCTATTTACTGATCTCTCTTGCCAGTCACATTTTTGGGTTTATCTGATCCCGGGTAAGTCGTGTTACCATAAAGTCCACTGCCAACCGCCTTCTTATCAGTATCGATGGCTAAAAACTTTTTAAACGCTTCCTCGGGGCCTTCCCGACTCGGTTGTTCTATTCCTTCCACACCGGTGAGGCCTCCGATCTTGTAGTCTCGGTGAGCTTGCACCCAAGTACGTAGACGAGATAAATTTTGGACGAGCATCTCTGCATCTCCTTCAGGTGTTAAAGATAATGCATTCCCTGTTGCTTTTTTATATTCTGATTTGATAAAATCAGCTATGTCTTGAATGGTTGATTCAATCTCGCCTTCGAATTTGTTAGTGTCGTGCACCTGCTTTAGACGTACTTCCGAACTATACTTAAGACGCAAGACCGGGCCGCGGAAAGATATGGTAAACCCATCCATAACCCTTGAATCTATAATCGGATCCCCTTCTTCTCGGTTTAGGCCCAGTTTAATGGGTTGCCCCTTGTCATCAAGCGCCCCATCAAAAGCCTTCTGTGACATTACTGTTGAAATGCCGTTCAATATATCCATTACATTAGCCATTATATTACCCCTCTTTGTTTAAGTAGTCTTCTAGTCTCTTCTTTGATAGTCCTAAATATATTTTCATACATTTCTTCTTCCGGTGGGGACTCGGCTTCAATCCCCATTTTTTCTAACCAATCATTAAATTGTTCGTCTGACCAGTTCTCTGACCCATCTGGTAGGTTCGGCGCTTCGGGTTCCTCACCGTGGTATACCAAGTCATCGACTGGTGCCTGCTGTGCAGGGGCCTCGGGCTGGTCGCCCACCGTTTCCAACTCCTCAGGGTATTCTGCCGGCTCACCCTCCCCTTCTGCTGCGACTGTTTCGTTCGCGGAATCAATAATCTGCTCGATTATTGTGATCACGCCCGTCGCGCTGAGCGCGCCGACGGCGAATGGCAAGAACATATTTTTTATCACTTCATCCTTTTGTTTTCCTTGAGAAACCTCAAGTTGTACTTTGTTGATTACATCAGACAACGCTTTCTTAAATGCGGGTGAATTTGGTGCTTTACTATGGTCCACAAAATCTTTGCCTTCTATCGATAATTCCCCCTCCAGCGCTGTCCCATGTTGTCTGAGGGCCCGACGGGCTGCAACTAATTCATCCCTCCTGGTTAAAGCGCGTATCTCTTGACTAATCGTCTTAAGATCTCCAAGACCTAGATTCATTTGTCTGGGGTCTCGGCTAACTTTTCGTCCACGACGAGAAACGTAATTTTCAACAAATTCCCTTACGGCGTTTTCACCTTGCGTCCACGCCTGTTGTAATTTATCAGCGCGTACCCCGTTTGTCAACTGGCGATAATACTCGGATATATCCACCGGGTCGACGCCAGCGCTGTTAAGCAGATCGTAGACTGTCTTCCTAAGTTGTTTAAGTTGCTCGGGTCTTGGACGAGGAACTTCGTGTAGAAAATACCGAGGATCGCGTCTTCTTTGATTTTGTTTATATCTCATGCTTATTGAGTACTCCGTAATTTCAGTTTCATTTTTTTAACCCGGGGGCCCTGGGCACAACCTTCTTGTAACGGACTCCCCATGGGATCTTTGAGCGCTTCCTTGGCCTTCTTCGCCGCTGCCGCGGCTTTCGCCGCTTTCGCCTTCATCGCCTTCTCCGCATCCTTAAACTCTTTTGGAGTGAGACAACGGCTGGCTCGCTTCGTGACATCTGTGATGGCCTTGCCCTCGTGATCTTCCCAGGTTGAAGCTAGAACAATGTTACCAAGGCCCAGCTCTTTGGCATCCAACTCATAGCATTTTCGTTGGATGCCCTCGGCATCGTCAGGGCAGTGATCACAGAAAGCTTTGCCGGCGCCCCCTGTGAAACAATCCCTGGGATTGTTTTTCAACCCTCCGCATGAAACGCCCTTGCCGGTCGAGCGCTTGCGATGGGCCGCTGCCGATTGCTTCAGCGCGACGGCGCGGATTTCAGGCGACGCGAAGGAGCAGAAGGCCTTCGTCGTTTTTACCAGTTGAAGCTCTGGTACCCAGCCTGGCTCGGCGTCGGAGGGGGGCGCAATGTTACGGTTGATTATCTCTTGCACTCTATTTATCAATTTAGGGTTAAGTTGTTTTGGCTCCCCTTTGACTTGACGCTCCGCATATGCTTTCTCAATGTCGATGTCAAGGATCTCCGCCCACGCCTGAGGGCATGCTAGAGTATACATTATCGTCTGATGGTCTAATTGGAACTCGCCACCGGTACGAGCCACAAAATCATACTCCCTTGGAAGAACACAAAAGCTATGCTTAGGGTTACCCGTGACAGTATTGATAGTTGTGCGGCTGCGGTCGGCGCCCTTCGCTTTGGGGTTTAGGGCCCACCTTTTCTTAGCGCGCCCGAACCCACAGAACTCTTCTACTACGTACTCAATATCCTGGTCAAATCCGAGGGCGCCCTGGATCCATTGCCATACACGATTAGCGGTTTTCTGCGCTTCGCCCGTGAGGTTGTGGGCCGCCAAGGCAATCATCGTGATCACGATGCCATATCCTATTATGGGTTTGAGGTTGGTTGCCCAGCCTGCGCCTTGGAGCGATCCGCTGATGCCCAAAAGAAAAGTAAGCAATACAGGGTTCACTACCCGGGCCGCCTTGCTGTCTCCGAGCGGCTGAGATGGGGTGGTACCAAGCTGTGCGTGTGCGTCTAGAGTTTCGTTTATTATTCGGCGTGCTTCTTCATATTCCACCCTAGTTCTACCATCTTCACCCTTTACTTCCACTTTACGGATTTTATCAATAGCAGCTCTCAGTTCTTGCCACTCAAGGCCGGTGCCGTCGGCCCCGCCGCGGGTCACGTCGGTTACCAATTTATCTAGATCGTCTGCAGTAAGCACGGGCGCCTTAATACCCTTCCTATGATCGTCGTAAGCTTCTTTGTCCTTCCTCCATGTTTTGACATCTTGTAAATATTTTTCTTCCTTCCGGTCCCAAACGCGTTGGTGCTGCTCCCAAGTGGGGTCGGTCCCGCTCCAGGGGCCGGTAGCGGCAGTGGGGCGCTCATTTTGAAGTCTATGATGAGGAGTTGGTGGAGAAAGAGGATTCCTTGGGCGGCCGCCCTGTTTAGATAGTTGCACCGCTTTCATCGCGGTGACCACTTGCTCCTTGGTTTCTTTTGTTCTGAGCATGCCCTTGACGAGCCTTGTCAGAGGTGCGCTTACAGCCTCCAGTGCGTCCCATTTGGCCCTCCGGATGAGCCTTTTGTTTAATATAGGGATGCCGCCGGCGGCCTCGATGATAACCAGTGCGTCACGATTTGCGGTTTCATGCAAGAAGTAGCGAGGATCTATTCGTCTTTTATTTTTTCTGTAAGCCATTAATGTCTGGTCTCCAGCCTTCTTTTAACCATCTCTCTTCTCGTCCCTCAACCCACTCAACATAGCAGGAATGGCAACATTCATATTTATCCATGTAAAGATCATCTTTAAGCTCAAATGAATACACACGACACACAGGACAATTTCTACTACTATCCTTATTAAGTAGTTGTTTTGAGACTAAAAAACCATTTGTTTCCACCTTTTCAGTCTGGTCTTTTTTCTTGATATCTTTTTTATATTGTTTTTTTAATTGCTCAAGATATTCTTTTTCTTTGGCCTCGTCCCAATTTGCTTTTGGGTTCTGAATTGTTTCATCGCCGTACTTTTGCTTAATGGCTTTTTCGATGGCTGCAATTTTGTTGAGGTCTTTTTTCATTTTTAGGTAGATTCATCAAATTCGATCACGACGGTTGCTGTAACATAGTCTAGTGGATCCGTCGACTCTAAATTAAGGTGCAGAACATCTCCTTTACTAAAAGTGTTTGCAGAGAACGTACCTGTGTATGTGACGTTAAACGCTGCCATAGTCACAGTTTGAGTTTCCATGGCAGTGCCACTATTGTTTTTGTGTACCCCGATAACTGTACTACCCGGGACGTCGCCGGAGCCATTGGAGAGAACTGAGACTGATATAAATTTCCCATCGTACGGCGCAATCATGCTGTTTCTCATTGTACCCAGGGAGCCGGCTGAAACTGACTGGGTTCTAGTATAATACACCCAGGGCATATAGTAGCCTCCAGACGGGGCGCCGGAGGTCGAGCTAGCATATAAGGCAAAGATGTGATTTTTTAAATCACCTCCTCCGCCGACTGCAACTTCTGTTCCGGTACTATCCTTGTAATAGAGTTTTGTAGTACCAGAGTCGTCTTTAGCATATAGGACAATTTCTTGAGCACCAGCACGAATACTGGGCGCAGTCGTCTGTTCTGAGAGGTATAGATAATTCCGCGTGACATCACGTATAAACTGTCGTAGCCTACCTATGGTCCAGCCACTTAACGACCTTCCCACTAATTTACAACCTCGACTGATGCGTAGAAGATCGTGATTGAGGTAATAATACCAACAGCAACCCCACCAGCAAACCACCAATGACCATATTCGTTTGGGCGACTAAGAGCCACCTGGCTAAGTCTTTCAATCTCTTCATCTTTTATCCTCAGTATTGAATCAAGTGTCGTTTTGGAGGCGTCCAACCTTGCATTGACGCTGGCAATTAATAAGTCGCACCTGGCCTTCTCCCTTTGTTCAAGGTATTCCTGCGTCAACTTGCACTGGTTCGCTTCCCCTTCCTTCTCTGCGATTGTGTGGGCCACAGCCGCCGGATTCAGAAGGGTTCCTGCAAATGGCGCTTTCTGGCCTTGTGCCAGTGTGACCACTTTTGGCTCGGTTTGTGCACGAACCAAAGTAGGTGCCGCAAAAAAAAACAATGACAATAGTAATATACTAGCCTTCTTCATAGTGTATCCCAAATGTTATCTTTAAAAGTTGTGTTAAGTGTTCAGGATCGTCGTGGTAATCTCTAACCAAGGATTTGATACGCTTCTTCTTGTGGGCATCCAATGCAATATTTCGAGCACGGTATTCCTCATCCACCTTTTTAATAACTTCGTTGTAATGTGTCACAATCTCATCTCTTTTTTTAATCTCTTTTTCATGAACTTCTTGAAGTATATCCACTTGTTTTTTATAGCTTTCTTTAGTAATGCTTAATACTTCTAATACTGACTTCCCATCACGACGGAACACTTTCATCATAATCAAAGTGTACATTAAAAGTACCGGCACATACCAATACGTCTTGAGCCACGTCCAGATCTTTTTGAGAATATGCCTAGCGCTAATCCAGTTCACTTACCATGCTTCCATGCCATAGCAGCGTCAACAAACGCCTGCGTCCCGACATAGGCCAAAGCTATAGCAACCCACTGATCTCCGTTAATATCACCATGTGCCAATAACGCAGTTGATACAACCCATACTAATAGTTTCCTACTAGAATATCGCGCAATAACTTTATCTGCTGCCCCTTTTACATCACTCACTGTCATCTTCTTCCTCTCCTTCTAATTCTTGTGTCTGCTCTTCCTCTAATTCTTCCTCTAATTCTTCCTCTGATTCTTCCTCTTCTGACTCTTCTATCTCTATGACCATTCCATCGCGCTCATCCGTAGAAATAAATTGCTCAAATGTATTATATAATAATTCAGCTAAACTTTGCGCACGAGAAAGATGTGTATCTTCCACCCAATAAGGGTCCTCTGAAACTCCTGTGTAATCCTTCAAACCATCGTTGGTTTTCACATCGACCGTCCATCCGTTATCCCATCTGGTTATGGTATATACATCTCTCATGTTCGTTCCACCTTATATATCAACGTGTGCAAATCCATTCTCTTTTTCGATGACAACCTGGCTATCAACAGAGTCCTTCAAAGAGTCCAAGTGAGAAATCAACAGAACCGTATCAAAATAGGATTTAACTAAATCTAAGATTCTCACAAAACCCTCCATATTTTCCTCATCCAGCGACGTACCCGGCTCATCTAATATAAATAGATTGGGTTTTGGTAAAGTGGAAACATTTAACAGGGCTAACCTTATCGCCATAGCAGCAATAGATTTTTCTGCTCCAGAACCTATCTCCAAGGGGCGTGCGTCATGTTTAGGATGTTTGATCAATATATTCAGTCTATTGCCTTCCTCTTCAAAAAAAATTTCAAAATCGACTACATTGGCAAGTACCTTAGCTATCTCTTCATTAATCAAGGGGAGGCGTTTTTTAATCACATCATAAGAAATACCGTTGGGATGCATACACCGCATAAGAAGGTCATAAGCCTCATACTCTTCACGAAGGGTACTCAAATCTTCTTGCTGCTTTTGAATATTCCCAACTCTTTCTACATAGCCTCCGTGAGTTATGAGTAAGCTGTTCATTTCCTCGTTGCATTCTTCAATTTGTGCTCTAAGCTGGGTTATGTTATCTCCAATCTCATTTTCTTTTCTTAAAAGGTCTGAATAATTCTCAATAGCCTCCCTATTATTATCATATGTTTGTTTTTTATTTTTAAGCTCTTTTATGTAATTTTCTAATATAATGATTTGATTATTGTTTTTTTCTATTTTCAACTCACACTGAGCTATCTCGTTAGCCGCGGCGTCTCTTTTTAACAAAACCTTTTCATATTGCCTGATGTGTTCGTGGACCCGGGTTACATCATAAGCAGATATGTTATCCCTAAGTGATAAGAAAGTGTTGTTCTCCTTTCGCATTTTCTCTAAGATAGGAGGTAGTTGTCTTTTAGACACGTGGGCATCTTTAATAAACTTACAATTAATATATTCCTCGCCACAAGGAACCTGTGTAAGAAGTTCAATTTTTCTTTGGTGGAGGTCCCTTTCCTGACCGACCTTATCTATATTTCTCTGGGAAGCGTCGATCATCTCCGTCAAATTATTAATCTCTTTTTCCTTGGCGTGATAGGAGTCGATATCGAACGTCTCAGTAAAATTAATAATTTTTCGATACAAAGTGCGTTGACCTTCACACGTTTCCTCAATCGTTTTATTCTCCGCGCGGGTGGCAGCCAAGGTTGTCATGGAAGATGTCAGTTCTGTATTAACTTCAGAAATATTAACAATCTCGGCTGGTATGGATTGAATTTTTTGCTGTACGGCTTCCTTTTCGCCTTGTTGTATCGCAACTTGTAATTCCAGGTTATAGCATTCCCTCTTTTTGTCCTGCGTTCTCTGTTCATTAGTTTCTAATACCGCCGAGGCCTCCTGCAATTCTGTATCGAAATCTCTATCCTCCACTCTTCTGATCGCCCCCTTTAAATCGGAGGCTTCTTCCTTAGCAATACGGAATTTTTTTTCAAATAATTCAAGATCTAAAAATTTGGCCAGTATTTCCTTACGTTTTGTTGAGCCCTCGCTGATAAAAGAAAGAGCACCATGTTGACTCGCCATCGAAGTCAGCAGGAAGTCGTCTAGTGTACCAAATACCTTCCGAATATTTCTATCAGTATCACCTCTACTCAAGCCATTAACGCTCACTGTATTTCCCAACTCATTTACATATTTGAAATTTAAATCAGTTTTGGCCTCTAATGTTTCCTCCCCTTTTAATCTTTTAACATATTTCTCGGAACTGCGTTCCACGCTATATACACGACCATTGACCAAGATTTCAACTCGACCGGTCCCTATTTCTTTGTTTTGATTAATAATATTTAGATTTTTTCTAGAATTCTTCGAGGTAGAATTGAAGAGTGTGAAAAGAAGACTGTCAATAATGCTGGACTTTCCGGAAAAGTTCTTACCCAGAATGCCGACAACCCCATTGAGTTTATCAAAACGTATTTTATTACCTTCTCCATAGTTAAACAAGTTATCCCACTCTAACGAGAGTAATTTCCAGTTTATATTGCGTGCGACTTCCTCATCTTTTTCAATGATATTATTAAATTTGCTATTTAATGTGTGAACCCTCCGCAAGACTATATCGTCTGCTTGATAGTCCTTAAGGTATTCTTCGATTAACTCCTCTTGCACAGCAACGTCACGCAGGTCTTCTTTAAAAATAGTCTGAGTGATGTCTTCGACAGAACCACGTTGTCCAGCGGACCGATTAAGAAAAGTGACCGACTCTGGTTTGAACCTTTTTTTGGCGATGTCGGCGGCCTTTCGAATTGAGTCAAGAGGCAAGTTGTTGTCGGAAACAAGGCGCAAACGTGCTGTAGGAGGTATCTTAGTTCCCTTTGGAATTTTTCCCTTAGGGGTCAATTGAATTGTGATGAATGGTTTAGGATTAGAAAGCTCTATATGACGAACAGTGAAGTCCTCTTTATCTTCAATCTCCCATAGTAAAAATCCCTTATCTTTCGTTTCGCCGTGATTCTGTTGAATTGTTGAACCACAGTATCTAATACGACCATGCTTATCGAGCGACTGTCTCTTGTGGATGTCACCAAGCATTGCATAATCGAACTCCTTGAAAATATCAAGCTCATCTTCGCCGTGGTCCATCGTCCAATTTAAATCTGTCTTGCAATTGGAAATTGAGCCATGGTAAAGGGCAATATTTATGTGCTCGTTATCGCTTGGTTTTTGCCAGTTATCTCTGTCAAAAACTGACAGCACGTTAAGTACAAAATTATTGTCTAAAGACGTCTCGCCAGAGTCCTTCAAGAGGTGAAGGTTCGGGTGCCCAAGTGCGTCTACAATAGGTGTAAGAGCGTCCTGTCGGCTACTATTTTTGAGGTTGCCATCATGGTTCCCAAGAATGAGGTAAGTAGGCGCAATATCTGCGAGACCTCTAAAGAAGTCTGTGCACATCTCAACGAATTCTGGGGAGATTTGTGTTTTCGTGTGTGCGATATCACCACAATGAACGATATAGTCTACTTTCTCTTCTTTTAATTTCTCATACAGCTGGGAGAAAACCACCCTGTATTCCTTGTGATACTTTAAATTTCTGATGTGGGTGTCAGCCAGATGTGCGAATTTCATATACTCCTGTATTGTATTAATATTGTCAATTATTCAAAGTTGCTTACATAT